ATTTTTCCGCTCTGCCGCATAAAACCAAGGGTGGAAGCTACCTGCTCCATCTCAGATGCATCCCAGCCTCGGATGGCGGCAGCATTTGCAATGCGCAATTGCTCTTCATATAACTCATCATTTGTATATCCAAATGATTTGTACGTTGACCCGACTCCGACAAGATCATCATAAAAAAATGGCGTCTGATTGGCCAGGGCTATCGTGTTGTCAAGATATTCCTGTGCACGATCTTCGTTGCCAAACATGTGACGGAGTTGAACCCCGGTTTTTTGTCTGCCCATCGCAATCGGGATTGCCAATGATAACTCAGATTGTTGCTGCGCTAACGCGTTCTCAACTATTTCCTGTCGTACAGCCTTAAACGCATCATCTTCTTTTTGAAAATATCCAGCCGCGGCGCTGATGCCTCCGGCCGCAGTACCTACAGCAGCGCCAATAGCAGTTCCAAGGCCGGGGACAACAGAACCCATGATGGCTCCGGTCAAGGCTCCAGAAAGAGTGGTGCTTATAGCGCTTCCCAGATTGCTGCCAAACGCGGAGGAAATCCCCACGTTGACAGCTCCGGTCAGAGAGTCGCCCAGCATTTTCCCAAGGCCGACTTTAGCTAAGGAGGATAATACACTCTGTTCGGCATCCTCTGTGCCACCGGATCCTCCGCCAACGCGGTTTTCCGAACGGTTGACGGCATCGGTCAACCTCATGATATCCCGTTCCGCCTGCCTGGCATTTTGGCTCACAAGCCGCAGATTGCGCTGCGCGTTCTCATAGTCCGCCTCGGCAAGCCTTACCGCCATCTCATCGGCGGCGCTGCCGGTTTGAGCGAACTGGCGTTGTGCATCCTGAAGCTCACGCCGCAGTTGACTGGTTTCCATCTTGAGATTAATGCGCGTATTATTAAGAGAGTTGAGCCGGGTGGTCAGTCCCTCTAAATCCCTGTTAAATGACTGATTGGCATTGCGCATGGTCGTGATGGCCTGCGTGTAGTTATCCCGTGCGGAAATCGCAATGCTTATGTCCCGACCCATGCGCTATCCCTCCGTTTCTCCATGGTGTACACATAAAATGCGCGGTAGACTTGTTTCTGTCCTTCAGGCGCCGCGCGAAAATCTTCAAGGGTTATGTTGTGTTCATTGAAAAGCCAATAGGCTACCGTCAACTCAAAATCGGAACCTATTTTTTTTTGACGTCATCCACCGTTTCAAAGGTCGGGACACGGTACCCGCACAGTTTTTCGATCTCACGGGAAACATCTTCAACCTCGCCGGGCAAAAACAGTTTTTTTACAAGCTCCACCGGCGTCGCGGCATCATGCCGATCCAGCAACGACTGATCCCGCAGGTTAGGATCCACAACACCGGCAAGCATGATATGGACATTCATCTCTTTTTCCTGTTGAAGCTCCGCGACACGGGAATACGGGAGTTCCTGGAGAATCAAAACAACATCCGCGCCCCAGACCTTGGAGAGACGCTTGTTTTTTATACGCTTGGTCTGGGGTTTGGGAATATCATTCTGCATCAAAATATCAAATACACTCTTTTTCTCATTCATATAACGCTCATCTCCTATGCTGAAATTGTATCGAGGAATTTAAATCCCCGGAATGTAAACGGGCACTCAACCTTGCCAACCACGCCAGCCTCCCAGTCGGCCAGGGTGATGTCGTCCATGCTGACATCCTGGACAGAAACACGCTCCGCGCCATAAGCATCCGGGTCATTCAGCTTGGAAATTAATGTGCCGCGAGGGTCTTTTCCGTCAGCAATATCACTGGCAATTTTTCTAGCCATACGGGAATTTACCTTGTACAGGCCCATACTGCCTTTTCCACTGACACTTTTGACCTTACTGTCCGTCCAGATGACTCCGCACATAGGGACATCCTCTTTATTGAGGGTGACTTTTGCCTGGAACTTGTAGCATTCCGCAACCTTTTCGCCGTCATACCACAATTCCCCAAATGTACCGGAAATCGCTCTTTTTGCACTATCCAACTATTACGCCTCCTTAAATCGTGACCCGGATGGTAATGTCCTCAATGGCATCCAGGATAGTAACGCGAACCAGCAGAAATACACTGCTGCCGGTATCGGCTTCTTTGATTTGCTGCTCCGTCATCTCCGACGTGTCAATGCCATTCTGTGTCAGGTATAAGCCATTGGATTCCACGTCAATTTCAACATCGGAAGTACCACGGGCAAGGATTCCGCTCTGTTCCAGTCCCTTTAAATAGCCCTGAATCGCAGTGATCAGCAGACACTTGTTGTCGTAGGAATTGGCGTATTTGCCGATGTAATTTTCCTGCGTGGTGGTGCGGATATCGTTGGCGATCATATCCATGACTTCCACCAGCTTGATCTTTTTGAATTTATCACCCTTTTCCTGTGATGTGGTGGTCAGCGAATTGACGGCGCGGCCGGTCAATACCTGCTTACCATCGTGCCAGATGATAAATTTGCCGGCGTCAATCGCCTCGTTCCGCTCGGCTTTTGTGAGACGCGAACAGTTGGTCACTTCCGGCAACGGCGCGTAAGTGGCTGAAATGGTCATGGGGGTACCGGCAATTAGTCCGGCGATTCGGGAACAGTATTCGGCGGTTGTGAATGTCTGCGTTCCCGCCACAATCTCCTCTGTTACAAAATTGACAACGCCCTCGGTATCTGCTGTGATAATAGGCAAAACCGCTTTGGCAAGATGGTTATTCTGCCGCTCGGACTTCACCCAGGATACAACCGTTTGAGATTCGGCATCGGTAATGTCATGAGGTGCTACAAGGTAGTCAAACTCCTGAGTAGCAAAGTATGTCAGGGCATCGTTTAGCGTTTTCTCCGTCCCGTCCACCACATAAACCATAATCTTGCGCGGCGGGTTTGTATAGCCCATAAAGGCCAACTGGATCTGCGCCTTGTTGGCGTTCGCAAGGTTCGCCAACTTCCCGGATGCGATGTCCGTGACGTTCGTCAAAATATGTTCTCCCTTAACAGTGGAGCTTGTGTCAACGATAATCATGCCCAGCACGCCCTTTTCGGAGCGCTTGATAGCCGTTATCCCGAGTTGCTGGAATGTGATGGTAATGCTCGGCATTGGCATCCTATATCACCCTTTCGTGTAGTAATTTGTTTCGACATGCTCCATCATTGGAGTATTGTCAGGAGTTTCATCTCGGTTGTCAAAAAAGCTTATTTGCAGGTCAATGTACGCCCGATCCCAATCCCGGCCGCCTGTACTGGCCTCCACATGCAAGGCCCGATCCTGCACGCGCAGATAACCTCTCCGAAATAATAGCAGTATTTTACCTTGCAGCACGGAGAGATCCTTGGCGCTGGTGTGGGTGTAGTCGTCGGTCTTATCGTATATTGTAAGCGTCAGATATTCGGTAATGGACACAAGTCTCTGACTCACGTCGCCATATTCGGTACGCACAGCTTGGATCAGTATAGACGACCTCTTGAAGTCTTTGGGAGTCAGGTCGGTATAAATACGCTGCAATTCGGATATTTCGGAGGCAAGGAGTGCCTGCATTGCATTAACGATGTCTTGTGTCGTGGTCATCCAGTCCCTCCAATCCTGCCTACTAAGTTGTTGGCAAAATCTTCAGCCATGCGGATTGCCTTCGCCTCTGCCGCAACGCCTGCGGTATTGTAAAAGTGGTAACCGTTTACATGCGGCACCCTGATACGAGGACGGTAGCCTTTCCCACCTTTCGGTGCTCTGATCTTATGACCGCTCTCCAAGTAGTTCGTAATGGCGCCGGGGCCGTTTGATCCTGTCTCGGCTCCATCACTGCTGCCAGCGGGGCGAATGGCAGCATATCCGCCGCCGCTACCCACATGCTTGATTTGGTACCTGCGTACCCGGCTATTGCTGTCATTTAAGCCTGAATTTGAAATGGCCATGCTGATTTCCTGCTCCAGCATAGCGGCTATGCTCTCATGCAATTCCCGCCTACTGCCCGGTGCTTCATCAAGAATTCTTTGGAAATCTGCGTCAAGCTCACGAAAACCATGGATATCAATAGATTGCATTAAACATCACCAACACTTGTTATTTCGTACTCATTCTTGTATTCATCCAGGAAGTGGCATACCTTAACGGCGTAAGCTGGGCGCTTATCGTCCTCCCCATCCCGTGGCGGAAGTCCCGGCCTGACAATATCGTGGACATCCAGAAGCACCGGTTTGGGAGTGACCAACACAAAAGTTTCCTCTGTACGGGCCATAGGAGCCTCCTGCTTGAAGCCCAGGTATTTTTCCGTCAGGCAGGCGGGAAACCGGATATCCTGTTTGGAAACGTAGACGGCGCTCTTGTATTCGCCCTCTTGTTCTTCTACACCCCTTGCTGTAAATATCGCCGGTTGAATGTCCGCAGTGGTGACAACCATCAGCATAGGATCATCCCGATTGATATCGGTGATAAAATACTGCTGGCCACTGTAGGCTATGGCGCTGTGCAGATCAATACCGGATGTTTTCCGCAGGGTAAATATAACTGTTTTTACGCCAATACCCACCTTGGAAAACAGGTTTGATTTGTTCTGGTGCTCCATATGCACCCAGACGCTTTTTGAAGGGTTCCACAAATATCTGTGCTGTGGCTCCTCGCCGATAAAGGTGAGTTCCTCATCAGCCAGCGTCAGGATAGAGGCTTTCTTGTCAAATACCATCGGGATCCGCCTCCTCATGTGCGGTCAACTGTAAGGAGCAGATCAGGCCAGTCAGATAATCCTGCAAAAACTGGGTGTTCTTTGCCCCGTCGCGCACGGCGTAATAACTGAGCCAGACCTGCACCCGTACCGCCTCACTAAACGTGTCTATCTTTTTTCGTTGTTCCCAGTTGAATTCGGAGGCGCGACTGATGCTCTCAATGGCAAAAGCCCGCAGCATGGTAATCTCCGTATCCTTATCGGCATCAACGCCCAGGTAATCCCGAAGCTGTTCAATGGTGACGACTTCCGTCATTGGTGCATCTCCTCTCTTACGGTTTTGTAACGGTAACCGTGTAAAATTCTGTCTTGCCGCCATCTGTGACCACAATTGCCAAGGTGTTTTCGCCCACCTGCCAGACTGCAGAAGTACCATTCTGATGCGCCGCCCCGTTCATCTCGATCTTCACCGTGGCAGAGTTGGAAGCAGCCGTGGCCGTAATGGTGTTGGTGGCGTTGGTTGTTGTGGCTGTATAGTCCATCACCGCCGGGTCAAAGCCCGGCGTGAGCGTTAGCGACCCGATTGTCAGCCCCGAAAGGGTCGCGGTTAAGGGTTTACAGGCTCCACCACCGCCAGCCGAAACGCCGCTTTCATCTTGATCTGGTGATCGAACCATGCGGTAAGGACAAAGCTTTCCAGTCCGGTTTTGACGTTTTTGTCCCGTTCATACAGCATGCCGATGTCATAATTAAAGTGGGAATAACTGAAATCACCAATCACCGGAATGGTCGCAAAATCGCAGAACACCACCGGCTTGCCGATAATATGCTCCGGCTGCACACCATAGAGGGTAGTGCTGCCATTGGCCAGATCCATGAGAATGTCGATATAGTAGGCGAATTGCATAAATACCGTGGCGTTCTCACGGTAATCCTCCTCCAGGTCAGCGAGCGCCGCGAGAATGGCCGCAAACTTGGTAGAGCCGGTCTTGGCGATAATGTCATATGTACCGCTGGTTTTGTTGTAGAAGCTCATGTGCTCCTCGCCGGTTTTCGGGGTTGTGGCGAAGGCCACTTTTTTCTCTTTCTTGGCAAGGCCGCTTTCCAGTCCTCTGTCCACGACAGATACAAGATTCGTATCGGTGCCCAAGAGTACGGTCTCGGAAATATCGACAAACACCTTAAACTTGTGCCGTCCAAACGCTACGTTATCGGGGTTAATTTTCATTTCCTTTGCGGTGGCGCCGTCCTCAATGAATTCATCATCATCAAGGGAGAAAGCCAGCTTCGGTACTTCCAGGTTGGTGATGTTGGTCATGGTGGAGACGCCGCGCAACGGATTTTTTACCGACGGTTCGGTGAGAATTTCCGTCGCAACTGTCTTGGGCAAATACTTATCGCCGCCGCTGGTGGGGGTGTCCGTCAATGCCTTGCGATGCTCGGTGGGCAGGGATTCACCTCGCATGGTGGAGCGGTAAAGAGCGGCTTTGGCGGTTACCTTGGTGTCGCCGGTGCCATCGCCTGTGTGCATTTCCGCCTGTTTCCGGAGGCGGATCTCGGTTTCGGCATCCATAGCCTTGATCTGCTCATTGATGCCTTCCAATCGCTCTTTGGTGTCCTCTACAAGAGTTTTCTGCTTTTGCCGATTCTCCATGGAAGACGTGGAATCTGCATACAGTTCGGAGAGTTTTGTGGTTGCCGCACCCAACTCCTGCGCTACACCAGAGCGCATGTTTTCAAGCTGCCATCTGTTCATTTGTACTGGTCTCCTTCCAAATTCTTAGTGAGAGCGTTTGCGCTCTGTATTAATTCCTCAACCTCCGGGTCAAGGGGTTCGACTTTTTTTATAAATGCGGAATAATCCTTCTGGGAGGATAGATCGACCCCGCACCACATATTTTTCATTTCATGGATTGTGCCTCCAATCTCCTTTACGGAGTTTATAATCCCGTGAAGCTCCGCGAGATAACAATTGCCTTCGTTGGGTTCGACGCCCTTTGTTACACCGGCCGCCGCCTGTGCCGGTACCGCAACAAAACTGATTTCATAGGCCGAAACAGCCTCCTCCAGCTTTATAAAGCATGTCGCGTTGTTGTTATACAACTGGCCGATTCGGTGCTCACATTCGCTCGACCAATACGGCAGCCCACAGATAGAACAGATATTTTTGCGCACTGCACATCCAACGGAAACCTCTTTGCGTATGCCGGTCTCAATTAACTGGATCAATTCTTTGGTGGATTCCAGGCGCGGTATGTAACTGCGAACCTCCAGTCTTGCATATGGTTCACCATAACTGGTTAACTTCCCGGTATCTTTAAAAACTTTGGCGGTATATGTACGGGCACATTGATTTTCCGCGCGCCATCCGTGATTAGAATCAAGAACAGTTTTTCCGACATATAACTGGGCGAGCCCTTGCAGCGTGGCAAGGGTAAACGCTTCTCCTTCTCGATCAATTTCATTGTCGCAAGCGGTGATCTTAAAAGCGAAAATCTCATCCGCAGTCAATTCCCGCAGCGTGTGCAGGTTAATCATGGCCAGTTCATCAGCGTTTAACTCCAGTCCTGATGCTCCGGTGGCGGACTTGGTTCGCAAGAAAACATCATTCATCCATATCACTCCTTTGTGTGTTTGTTTGGTTGACGTTGGTCAAAATTCGTATAGGAATTAAATCCTTGCTAATAAAAAATTCCTTGCCATAGCCACCGGGGATTGGCGGCCGATCCTCCATATCGCGAATTTCATCCAAGCAGAACCAACCGGAGCGGACACCCTTGAAATAGAAATCGCCGCGTGTTTTCATATCCGCCCGGGCAAATCCGTTGAGGGAAAACTTGATTTTCATTCCCGCTGCGCGTTCCTGCTCGGTGAGCAATTTGCGGGAAAATTCCTGTTCGTACATACGGGCCATGGGCAAGATGGTGTCTCGAAGGTAATTGAGGTCGGACTGCTCCGCACTGGAGTAACTGGTTTTTTCCGGCAGAAACTTATCAAGCGGAAGGTTATAGACTCTTGCCACCCGGGCAATGGTGATGTTTTCGACCTCAAACACTTTAGGATCAATAACACTGAGACCTTTGAGTTCCTGTAATTCCTTTCCTGCATCAAGATACAAAACGCCGGATTTTTTAAACCTCTGGACGACTTTACTGTATTCATCCAGTTGGGCCTCGCTTAAATTTCCTTTTGTAAACTTGATTGCATAGTTGAGCCGCAAACCGTTTTGCATTTGATTGATGGAGAATTCCTTGACCTCCCGGTCATAGTCCAGTGTTGAGCGCAATACCTCAATAGGATTAATGGGATTAACTCCATCGGTGCTGATATGATTCACCGCCAATACAAAGGAATGATGAAGGTAGACCAGTTCGCTCCCCAAGTCATCCCGCACTTGGTAATATAATTCGCGGCTTTCACGGTCGATCATAGGGGTGACATTTTCCGTGCGCATCAGCCACAGCGCGTAGATGCTGCCCTTTTGTGTCAATTCCTTGATTGCATAACCTGCGCCGGTGCTATCCCGCAGCACCTCCATACATCTGATGAACTGGAAGGTGCTCATGTTGGGACAAGGACCCCACTCCAACAGATTGGCTACAGTGTGTTCCCCTGGCTGCACGTCAAGGGCTTCGTATTTCAACGCGATTGGCAGCGAAGCAATGGCCCCGGACAGCATGGATATTGCGGAAAAAATGGTTTCGTTACTGGCCAGGGTGTTGTTTTGAAACGTGAAGCCGCCACGCACTAAATTCAACACACCCGTAATCACGGTGTTGGTGACCCAATTACGCAGTCTTGCGAATAGTCCCAAGTGACTCCTCCTTTCTTAAATGTCAGGGGAATAGAATAGATCCCCATCGTCAAATTCGTGTGTAAGCGCCCGCACAAAAGCGTTGATCACGGCGGCGGCCAGGTCAATGCGCTGACTGTCATCTTTGATCTTTTTCTGAAGCTTGATGTTTCCGTTGTTGTCCGCTACCTCCACGGCATTGGAAAAGCACCATATCATTAGCGGGGAGCCATCGTGCACCAGCTTTCCCGTCATGATGTATTCCCTAAAGGTTTTTGTCGGTTCAGATAAGGTAGCAACTCCCTGTCGAATCTCTACACAGGTATATCCCTCATTTTCCAGGCCTTGGGCATAATGCGTAGCCTGGTAGGGGTCGTAGCAAACCTCTTTGATCACCCATTCCTGCTTTTTCTCCTGTTCGTGCATTCTGGAACTGATGAAGTTGTAGTCGGTGACCGCTCCCGGTGTGACCGTGCACCATTTGTCCTTTGCCCACATGCCATAGGATACCCGGTCGGTATGCTCATGGCGGGTGACCGCCTCCTGAGGGATGTACCCATGAGCCGTAAAGGCGAAGCGACCATCTCTCAGAGGAATGACATAGGCGTCGGCGGTGAGGTCGTATTTCTTGGAAAGGTCGATCCCCTGGTATGCCTCCATGCCCCGTGTCAACTTGCGGAATTCTGCCGACTTGATTGCGAGCTTCTTGAACTGCTCCATATGACCGGCCAAATATTTATGCTCAACACCGGACTGCCAGCGGTTGACTCTTTTGATATTCCATTCCAGAATCTTGGAGTAATCACCAGAACTGTAGGCCAGATCATAGGAACTACACACCTCATCATAGAGGTCTTTGGCATACTCGTTGGTCAGATTGCGAAATAAAGGATTTGCCTTCACCCAGCAGCTTTTGTCATGAGGATTGTCGTTATCATCAATCTGCCGGATCATCGCAAAATAATCCTCCGCGATGATTTCACCGCGGAGGATCTTAATAGCCATTTGATCTTCTTTGTAGCAAGGTTTGTTTTCGGCATCTTTACCGGCGGTGGTGATGATAAATTCAAGGCATTGGCGGCGTTTGCCTTTGCCGCTAGCAGTGACATCTTTCACAAACGAGGTCTTATGCTCATGGTATTCGTCGATAATGATAAAACAGGGATTGCCGCCGTCCTTATTGTCAACATCCTTGGATAACCGCAGAATATCGCCGCCACGTTTTTTATGGGAGATGTATGAGTTTTTAATGTTCAGGCGCTTTCGGATCTCCGGGGATTTTCCGGCCATGATTTTTGCGCCTCCCCATACGATCTTGGCCTGTCCTTTGTCTACGGCCCCGCATACAACCTGGGGTTCGTTTTCGTACATTGCAAGCTCCGGATGTCCCGGAGGATATAATGCATCCCCACACATACCATACAGGGCAATGCCGGACATGCCGGTTGATTTTGCGTGTCCACGGGCTACACGATTATATGAAGTCTTGAACCGCCGTTTTCCGCTGTCCTTATGAACCCAGCCAAAAGTACAGCCGTAGTCAAATTTCTGCCAGTCGAGCAGCACAATGGGCTGATCCGCATACACGCCCATCACATGACGGCACTCCAGAAACCAACGAATGATGCGATCTGCCCGGGTTTCATCGAAAACGTAAGGGAAATTCTTTTTCCCAACCCGTTTCAGGTCGTTTAAATGTCTTTCGCAGGCCAGTATCTCCAATTCCCCGCACAATTTCCGCAGTTTACCGTGAACCACATCCCGTGCATATTGCGTTACGGGATGCATGGAATTTTTACTCACCCGGTATCATCGCCGTACAAATCGCTGTTGGGCGCGGGAGGCGGAGCGGGTTCTTGCTTTGGCAGGTTTTTTGTACGGGCCACAGGATTTAGGTAAAGGCGGTCGGATAGCTTAACAATTTCCGTGCGCTTAAGCCTGATTTCGGTATCTAGCGCAAGGAAGTCGCCAACCGCTTTTTTCTGTGCGACTGGATCTTCACTGCGCATA